AGCGGGTAGTGCCTTTAAAAAAGTTTATTATGAAAGTGTAAAAGGAAGAGCAGTTTCTAAATTTGTACCAGCAGAAGATGTGGTAATGCCATATGTTTCTACTGATATGGAATCTTGTGAACGCGTTACACATGTTATTAAAACAATGGGTAATGAGTTACGTAAGAAACAAGTAAATGGAATGTATCGTGATATTGATGTAACAATGTCACAAGTTGATTCAAACGAAGCAGAAGAAAAGTATGATGAACTTGATGGTATTAAAGCTCCGCAAAATGCTGAGGACATAGTACTATTAGAGTTTCATTGCGATTTAGACATACCCGGTTTCGAAGATAAAGACTCGCAAACAGGAGAGACAACAGGTATAAAGCTACCGTATGTTGTTACTGTTGACGAAGGTTCTGGAAAAGTTTTATCTATATACAGAAACTACAGAGAAGACGATCCCCTTCGTAAAAAGATACAATATTTTGTTCACTATAAGTTTTTACCCGGCCTTGGCTTTTATGGTTTTGGTCTTATACACATGCTCGGCGGTCTCTCCCGAACAGCTACGTCAGCACTCCGTCAACTCATTGATGCAGGTACGTTGTCCAATCTCCCTGCCGGTTTTAAAGCAAGAGGGTTGCGCGTTCGAGACGATGATCAACCGCTCCAACCCGGAGAATTCAGGGATGTAGATGCACCGGGAGGCGCGATCCGCGAATCCTTGATGTTGATACCTTATAAAGAACCAAGTCAAACTCTTTTTGCTTTACTAGGGTTTGTTGTCGATGCAGGTAGACGTTTTGCGTCTATTGCAGATAACAAGATGGGTGAAGGCTCACAAGCAAATCCTGTAGGCACAACAATGGCAATCATGGAACGCGGCACGAAAGTGATGAACGC